CCAGGCGGCTTGTTGGACGGCAGACAGGCCGCGCCTAGTGCTGTTGGGTAGCCAACAAACGCGCTAGCGCCGGGGCTTTGCGGCTAGCCCCTTGCGGAGCTTCTGCCACTCCTCTGGCGTGCGCGGAATGTGCTCGAGGCCGGCCGCGTGCAGCGCCTGCCCCCACGCCCCGTCGATGCCCACGCGCAGCAAGCGTTCGACCACGTAAGTCAGGTCGATGGCGTCCACGTCGTCGCCGTTCAACTCCGCGCGCAGGCGCCACAGCTCGCGCACCGAATCCAGGCCAGCCCGCACGTCCTCTGGCTGGCGCGTGGTGAGCAGCACCCGCTTTCGCGGCGGCGCCTTCCAATAGGTGTCGTCGGGCATGCGCGCACCGATACACCCAGCAACAGCACCCGGCCACTGAACGCAATGTCAGTCCCTCATGCCATGACCGTTGTGCGCGGCGTTGTGCGAGAAACTTGACAGCGTATAACGCCGCGTAAAACATGCAGCGCACGGCCGGCAGGCAGGCCGCAACCAAGGGGACGACATGAGGACGAAAGAGCAAGAGGCGGCGCACCTGTTCGCGGTTCGGTTTCTGGCGCGGGCGGCGCAGTGGGCTGGTCCCGTGGTGGCCAGGCAGAGCGGCCACGACTGGGGCACGCCGCCGCGCGGGATGCAGCTGTCGCAGGAACAGTGGGACGCATTGGTCGACGCCGAGGTGGCGCCGTTCGTCGGCGGGCGCGTCTACGTCCAGGGCGACGCGCTCGTCCCTGAGTCCGTCGCATTGTCCGGAGGTGCCCGGTGAGCGCCATCGTCAAAGCTGACCCGTACCTGCCGACCACGATGGCCGAGGCCGAGCAGCTCGCGCAGCGGCTGGCTCAGTCCGCGCTGCTGCCAGACGGATTGAGGGGAAAGCCGGCGGACGTGCTGATTACGCTCATAACTGGGCACGAGCTGGGCCTGAGCCCCATGCAGTCCGTCAGGGGCTTGCACGTTGTCAAGGGTCGGGCCGTGATGTCGGCTGACCTCGCCGTGGGTTTGGTGAAGCGCAACAGCGCCTGCCGGCACTTCCGGTTGGTGGCCAGCGACGACAAGGCCGCCACCTACGAGACGCTGCGCGAGGGCGAGCCCGAGCCCACGCGCATGACGTTTACCGTCGACCAGGCGCGGCAGGCCGGGCTGGTGGCCGACAACTGGAAGCGGTTTCCGGCGGCCATGTTGCGCGCCCGCTGCAGCCTCGCGCTTGCGCGGGCCGTGTACCCGGACGTCCTGCAAGGCGTCTACGACCCGGACGAGGTGGGGGCGGGGCCGGCAGTCGCTGCGCCGCCAACGGTGGAGCCGCGGACGGTAGCGCCGCCGCCGCCTAAGACGCAGGCGCCGCCAGCGCCGCGCACGGTTGACGCCGAGGTCGTGCCGGCGCCAGCCGCCGAGGCGCGCGAGAGGCTGACGCAGTCTCTTGGATGGGCGCCCCAACAGACGGACTCGCACGACGAGCCGCCGGAACTGTCGGCGCAGGAGAAGGCCCTCATCCTCATCAGTGAGGCCGAGACGGACGCCGCCCTCGTCGCCCTGGCGCCGCGCATGACGGCCCTGGGCGTGGCTCGAGACGCCGAGGTCCGCGCCGCCTTCACCGCGCGCAAGCGGGCACTGGCTGGGAGGGCAGCGTGAGAGGCCGACTGCCTACGGCCAGCGGGCTAACGCGGGCCATCCGCTGCCCTGGCTCAATGTCGCTGCCCCAGGTCCAGCGCGAGACGGGGCCGCACGCGGAGACGGGCCGGCAGGTCCACACGTTCCTCGAGACGGTGGCCACCGTGGGGCGGGACGCCGCGCTCGCGGGCTGCACGGACGAGCGCGCCGCCAGCATCTGCGCCGCCCTGGACCTTGAGGCCCTGCCGCTGGGCGACGGCACCACCTGGGCCTCGGAGGTGGCGTTCGCCTGGGACATCACCAGCGGCGCCGCCCGGGAGGTGGGGCGGAACCTGTCCCGCGGATATCCAATGCAGGACGGCGAGGCCTACGGGACCGCCGACCTCGTGGCCCTGTCGCCGGACGGGTCGGCCGTCTTTGTGGCGGACGTCAAGACGGGGCGCGGCTGGCTCCCGCCGCCGGCTGAGTCCGGGCAACTGCGCTTCCTGGCCTACGCCGCCTGCCTCGCCTACGGCGCGGAAAGCGCCGAGGTTGCACACCTTCACGTCCGCGAGGACGGCACCACCTGGACGCAGTGGGCCACGCTGGATGCGCTCGAGCTGGCCCTGGTGGGCGAGCAGCTGCGCGAGCTGTCCCGCACCGCCGAGGCTGGGACGGGCGCCATCGTGGAGGGGCCGTGGTGCCGTTACTGCCCCGCATTCAGCAGCTGCCCAGCCAAGGCCGCCCTGGCATGCGCCAGCGTGGAGGCCCCGGCAACGCTGACGCCTGAGACGGCAGCCGCGGCGTGGCTGCGCGTAAAGGCCGTGCGCGAGGTGCTGGATAGGGTAGAGGAAGCCGTCCGCGCCTATGCGCTCGAGGCCCCCGTCCCGCTGGGCAACGGCCTTGTCCTGGCCCCGGCCGAAACCAGCCGGGACGAGCTGGACGGCGCCGTCGTCCACGCCGTGCTGGGCAAGCTGTACGGCCCCGACGTGGCGCATGCCGCGGTGGAGCTCGCGGCAAGCAAGAAAAGCGTGGACCGCGCCGTCCGCATGGTGGCCGAGGCCGCAAAGGCGCGCGGCGAAAAGGTGACGCTCAAGGCCCTGTCCGCGCAGACGCTCGAGGCCGTGCGTCAGGCCGGCGGGCTGACGACACGGACGCGCGTGGACGTGCGAGAGCGCCGGGAGGTGGAGTCGTGAGGGACACGCCAGACGCCCTCGAGCGCCGCGCCGCCCAGCAGGAGGCCGCCGCACTGCGCGAAGCCGAGCGAGCCGCGAAGCTGAAACGCGCCCGCGTGCTGCTGTCCGAGGGCTTTTCCGCCGAGGCCGTCAGTCGCCGCCTGGGCGTGTCGCTGCGGGCGGTGCGGCGCCTACCGTGCGCCGCTCGCCAGGAGTAGAGTGCGGCGCCGTGGACACGCAGGCCAGCGCAGCGTCAGTTAAAGCCGCCAAGCATGCCGGCGCACTGGCTATGCGCGAGCGCGCAGCGCGACTGTGCGAGACGCGGCTGGGCCAGAGCCGCCCCACAAACCAAGCTGCAGCGCTGCTGCTTGACGTGCTGCGGGCGGTCGCGGCTGAGATACGCCGCCTGCCGCCCGCAGAGGACGAGCCGTGACAACCCTCGGCCACCTCTCCGCGCTGCTGCTGGCCGCTGACAGGGTAACGGCGTGCCTGCGCCGGCCCACAACAGCCACACTGCGGATGCGCCTCCTAGCCATAGCCGATGACCCGGACGAGCTGGCCCGCCTGCTAGGGCACCTCGAGCGCCTCCAGCGGGCCGGCCTGGATGTGCGCGGGGCGCCCGTCGTCGTTTCTGCGGGCCGGCTTAACTAGCGCGGCAGGCTGGCGCCGACGTAGACGCCAGCCACAAGCCCAGCCACCAGGGACAGCGCCGCCACCACGGCCAGCGGGGCGGCCACGCCGCGCTGCTGCGCCTCTAGCTCGGCTACGCGGGACGTCAACGTCCGCTCTGCCAGCTGCAGCCGCGCCGCCTCCTCCGCGAGCCGCGCATACCCGGCCTCGTTCATCATGTAGCCGCCCTCGACGCGCCACATGCGGGGCGCATCCGCGGCCGGCGGCACCTCTGCAGCGGCAGAAACCGACACTAAGGCCGCCAGGACGGCCGCGCAGGCCCTCACGGCGCCGCGCCTGGTCCGTTGACGATGTCCATCGGAGAGGCCACGGGCGCCTCAACCGCAGGGGCTGGCGCCTTGGGCGCCGCCGCGAGCTTCTTCACCAGGGAAAACCCGCCCGCCGCGCTGACGGCGACGGAAAGCGCCTGCAGCACCAGCGCAAGGCCAAACGGGGCGCCGCCCACCAGCGCCGTGGCAATGGCGCCAGCCACGGATGTCACCAGCACCAGGGCCGCGCCGCCCCTGTCTGTCGCCACCCACGGCAGGCGGCCGGCGCCGAAGCGCCGGACGAGGTGGACGACGGCCACCACGCCCAGGGCCGCCACCAGCGCCCAATTCTTCGACGCCACGGCCTCGGCCAGCGAGGCCACAAGCCCGCCGACGTCCTCCGGGTTGGGGGCCTGCGCCTGCCCCAGCAACAGGACGGGCATGGACAGCGAGGCCGCCAGAGACAGCCGAAGGTGGCCAGTGGCAGCAGCGAGGAACGACGAGACAGAGGCAACAGCCGCGACGGTTATGGCGTTCATTTGGTGGCGTCTTTCGCGGCGACCGCCTCCCATACGCGCCGCAGGTAGAGGTCAGGACTGCTGTACGGCTGGGAGATAGCGATGGCCCACAGAGGCTCGAGCTGCTTGCCGGTCACGTACCCGGGCCACTGGACATGGGGCGCGTCACGGAACTTGAAGTTCCCGCCCCACACCAGCCCGTGGCGCACCGCCACACGGCCGAGGACGTCATAGTCAGCGGCCTTCCATGACGGCTGCAGGCCTGTCCTCGAGGCGTCCGCGTCCCGCGCGAAGTCCACGGCGAGGCCGTACTGGTGGGAGCTCTGCCACGGCTTGCTCTGCGTCACGACATGCCCGGGGCGCGTGCGGCCCTGCTCGTACAACGCGAGCTGCTCTTGAGGTGTCCGCAGGCCGCAGATGGCCCAGTATTCCGCGCCCTCCTTGCGGCAGTCGGCCAGCACCAACAGAAGCCGCTCCACGAGCGGAGGGTAGAGCCAGGCCGTATTGCATCGCCGCAGCAACTCCGCAGCCATTCACCGACTCCGGAGCAGCAGCTGGTCCACCTTGGACTCGATGCGGTCTAGCCGGCCGTCCACCCGAGCCGCCGTCTCCTCCGCAATACGCAGGGCCGTGTTGGCCGTCGCGGTAGCCGCCGACACCTGAGACGCTGCCGCCGTCTCTGCGCGCGAAACAATGCTGTTGCCGACGCTGATGGCGCCAAACACCAGCGCTGCGATGGCGCCAGACAGCCAGGCAACGGCGGCGCGGTAGGTGACGAACGAGTCGAGGGGCGGGGGCTTCACTTGGAGCGTCCTTGCTTGGGTGGTTCTGCCTCCCAATTGGGGGCGCGCTAAGAGGCACGGCCCTAAGCTAGCCCTGCTGGGGCTGCTGCAGTTCCGCGAGCTGCTGCTCAAGCACCTTGACCCGGGAGGACAGTTCCTGCACGGCCCTCACCAGTGGCGCGATGAATTCGCCATAACGCAAGCCGTAGACGTCCGCGTCTTCGTCATAGATGAGCCCGGCAAAGTCCTTGCCGCCCAGCACCTCCTCGACGTGCTGGGCGATGAACCCATAATGAGGCCGCTTCCCAGGGACGGGGACTGTCTCTTCTCGGAACCTGGGAGTCCCGTCCTCATTCTCGCCGTCCGGCACTTGCTGCTGGACGTTCTGCCCAACCTTCCATCGGTAGCTGACGGGCCGAAGCGCCTCGATAAAGGACAAGCCTAAATCGCTGTCCTTTATGTTGTCCTTTAGCCGCTCGTCAGAGGTGTTGATGACGTTGTTGTTCGAGAATACTTCTTTCCAAAACGCCCCATTTGCTCCGAGGGTGTAGGTGTTCGCCCCATTGGGGACGAAGTGCCCGCCGGCCTGGAGTAGCGCACGCGTTGCGCCTCCGGTGAAAAAGCGGAAAGCGTGGCTAGACTTGGTGCCAATCTCGCCGCCGCTGCTGCTGACATAGGTGCCGACCTTGACGGTGCCATCACTGTGCAGGAGGCCGTAGGCAGAGGAAGCCGTGCGAACTTCTAGCTTTTCTTCCGGGGCGCTGACGCCTATTCCGACGTTCCCGTTGTTCTGAATGCGGACCTTCTCAGCCGTCAAGGCCTGAGTGTCATTCGAGGCACTGTTGTTGCCGACGTTGAAGGCCAGATATTCCGTGCCCCAAGCCCCACCATTGAATCCCGCCACGACATCAGCCGCGCGGCGCGGTTCGTTGTCGCCCGTTGCTTGAAATGTCGGGTACAGCGAAAGCGCGCTGCGCTCGCCTTGTGCGGCGCCAGGCGTTCGGAAAGATGCAACTCCTGCCGCAGTGCCAACGGAGGGGCCGCGAACGGCAAGCCGGAAGCTGCCTGTTGTTGCCGTGCCGATTCCGACGTTGCCGCTGCTGGTGGCAAACGTAGCGCCGGCCGCTGAGGACAGTGTGCCTGCTACGGCAATGTTAGTGTCCAGCTTCGCGGATGTGACGGAGCCGTCTGCAAGCTGTGACGTTCCGACAGCTGACGCAGCAATAAAAGCGCTTTTTTCGAGCTGGATTGTGTCGACCTCAAACGTCGAGGAGCCTGCCGAGCTAAACCGTCCGATGACGAGGCGCGCATAGACTGACTGGTTAGGCGAGACAAATTCCGCCGATGTCGTCAGCCACTGCAAATTAGTGTAACCCAGGGACAGGTCCGACGTGGACATAAGTCCTTGTGCCGCGTCGAGCCACTCAATGCGGGCGAGTTGGTCTGAGCCAATGTGCGAACGGCGCCGGACGGACAGCCTATAAACGGCGTTTGCTGAAATCTTCATCAGCGCCGCCACGACTCGCCCCTGCCCGGCGGCCGTGCCAAAGCTGAGAGCGTAGCCGCCGGACACGGCGCCAACCGAGCGCGCAACCCGCGTGACGTCCGTACCCCATGCACCATTATGCATGGACCACGCATCCGGCGGCGCGCTAGCCCCAAGCGTCCAGGCTTCAAATTCGCCGTTGACCGGATACTGCCCGTAGTCTACCGCCGGCTGAAGCATCCGCGGCGCCGCGTAGCCTGCCGTGAAAGCCACCTCCGCGGAGGGCTGGCCCTGCACTATGCGGCCCGCGTTCAACTGCCGAGGCACTGCGCGGGCGTAGTAGGTGCGGCCCGGGATGAGGTTTTGAACCTCGAGGGACTCAGCCTTGCCAAAGGCCGCCAGCGTGCCGGCCGCAGGCGCAAACCCGGGCGAGGCCGAGACGTGCAACTCGACGCCGTCGAACTTCGCTAGGCGGGACAGCTTTTCGTCAATGCGGAATTTCGCGCCACCAGCAACGCCGGCAGCATCCACAACGCCGAGGGTTACTCCTCCCATTGAGTCCTGCAGGGAGTGCGCGGGCGCCACGCCTGGGCGGCTGTCCCACTGTAGCCACCTGTCCGAGCCGCCCGACGGCTTGCCGCGGCACGTCAGCGAGGTGCGGAACGTCTGCTCGCCGTCGCTCCCGAGCTGCGCCTCGTGGCTGTAGCCGACAACGGCAAGGACCTGGTCCGCGTCGAAGTGGACGTTGTTGGCCGAAAACCGATACAGGTCCCCCAGCTGTACCCAGGGAAAGCAAAAGGCCTCGACGCCGAGGGAGGCGTGCGGGGTCGAGAGGTCCGCCAGCGCCGCGGAGGCCAGCGCGTCCGCTTCCGCTGATGTGTCAATGGCGCTCGTCGCCTCCTCGGCAATCTCCATGAACCGCCGCCCGTAGGCGGCAATAGAAGCCGAGTCCACCGCCTGGCGATACTTGCGCCGAGGCGTCTTCCCGTCCGTTCCGAGGTCCGCTGAGTCTCCGTAGATGACACGAACCACGTTGCGGACGTCCTCAATGCCCATGTCGAGGGCGGACACGTCAACGTAACTCGATGGCGAAAACGTCCAGACTGGCACCGAGGCCGCACGGTCCGGCCGGTACAGCTGCAGCCGCCAGCTGCCGCCGCTGTCATAGCGCGGACGCAAGTCCCACCCGATGAGCTGCGCCACCTTCCGCATTGCCTCTAGGACGGGCTCGCGCTCCTGCTTCCACGGGCTCATCAGGAACGAACTCGCGTCCGGCGCATACAGCGCCACCGAGACGGGCGAGTCGTTGAGCATCTGCTGCAGCACGCCCTCCATCGTCACCGTGCCCGCTGCAGCGGTCGCCACTCCGCACGTCCAGGTGACGCCACCGTCCACCACCGTCGCGCCCACCGCCGTCGGCCAACTGGGCTGTGTGGTGCCGGTGATGCCAGTGGTGACGGAGGTGGCGCGGTACAGGTAGCCGTTCAGCGTAGTGGGGACGCAGAGGTCGCCCACGGCCTGTGTCTCACTCGGCGCCCAGATTAGGCACCCGCGCTGCACCGCGTAGGTGGTGGGTGTCAGCCCGTACAGCCGTTCGCGCTCATAGAACGAATCGGACAGGACGGCCACCGTGGCGTCCCGGCATTGCAGCGTCACCGACTCGCCGTCCGCTACGGAGATGCTGTCGATGCGGCCGACGAACAACTCCGTCCAGGTGGGGCTCGTCACCAGCTCGTCGACGGCTCCGATGTAGAACTCGACGCGCACGCGCCGGTACAGCGCCACCGGGGGCGAGGGGCTTGCGCTCGGGACGTAGCCGCGGGCCGTGCCGGATGACAGCATGAGCGGGGAAAGGCTGTGCTCGAACACCTGGCGCCGGAGCTGAATGCTCGCGGTCGGCCCCTGCCCGTCGACGTCCTCCTGAATGCTGACGCCCATGAGGAACCGCTGGTCCCCGAAGTAGGAATCCACATCCCGAAACACGCCGCCGGCATCCTCAAGCGAGACGCGAAACGCCGGAGCGTAGGCCCCGGACGCAACTCGGACGGACTCAGCAGCGGATAGCGGGCGCATCTATTCCTCGCGGAGCGTCACGGAGAGGGAGCCCGCCATCGGCGTCCAAACGCCGCCAATCCACGCCGGGGCGTAGTCGAGCGAGGACACGTCCCCGCGGACAAAGACGGGCGCGCTTGCGGAGCTGCCAGGGAATAGGTCGCCGTAGGCTTCCAGCCTTGGCAGCGGCGGAAAGGGTCGGCCGGTCGCGTACAGCAGCGGCGGCCATGTAGTCGGCACCACCGCTGGCAGCGCAACCAGGTCGTCCATTATTGCGTAAGCGCTGAACTGCAAATAACCAGCAGAGGCAGAATAAAGCGGCGTCCACGCTGAATCGTTGCGAGCCCCATTAACCCACGTTTGCCCTAGCGAAGTTATTACAAAATGCAGCCACTCGGCGCCCGTGTAGTACCAAAACAACACACTCCACGATGGCCCCAGCCTTGTGGCCGCTAGCGCCGCGCTGGAGCCCATTGACAACCGACCCACGCCATACTTCGGCGCGGGAGACGTCGAGCCCACGGCCGCCGTCAAACCCGAGAGCGGCAACCCCTTGGCGCTGTATAGGTTGGCGTCAAAACTCCAGACGTGCCCCTCGCCGCGAAACAGCGCCATCCATGCGAGCTGGTCTATTTGGGACGCGACGGGAATGGTCAGTTCAAGCACCCGCTTCTGCCAGCGCCGATTAAGGACGGCCGTCCCGTCAAAGGCGCGCGTCCGTTCGCCCACCTCCTCGACGCTGCGGGACAGAGAGTCAGCGCCGACCGGAACCGTGATGCCGTTGATGACGAGTGCCGGCATGGATTAGCTCCCGAACGCCGGCAGACCACCGAGCGTCCCGCGCCCCTTCTGGAAGTTTCCGCGCCGCCGGATGGCTTCCATCTTTGACCAGATGGCCTCCGGGTCGTTGCTGACGATGGTGACGTATGTGTCACCGACCAAGGCGCCGGCAGACGAGCCGAGGTCTGCCGGGAAACGGGCCGTCGTCCCTGTGTTCGTGGCGTTGTAGCGCGCCAGGTCCACCTTGAATCCGCTCGCCGCGTTCGTCATGCCAGACGCCAACTCATCAGCAGCCGCGGCGGCAGTGCCGAAGGACTGCGCCGTCGTCAAGGCAGAGTCCCAAGTCATTGAGACGGCCGCCGCCAGTTGGTCCTCGTAGGTTTGCGTCGATGCCTTGGCGCTTTCAAGGCCCGCGGCCCACTCTCCGAGAAACGCGAGCGGCCTTTGTCCGGCGATTTCAAATCCGGCAATCACGGAAAAGACGGATTGAATCGCAGAAACGATGCCGTTCCAGACATTCAGAACGCCGACGACGATGCCGAGAATGACGATTGCGACACCCTGCATTGTGGCAAACACGCCGCGCAACGCCTTCTCGAGAACGTACATCACCGGCAACAGGGCCAGCTCGAGCACCTTGGCAACCAGCTGGATGATGGGCGCGAGGGCGCCGAGCAGCGTCCCCAGCACCACGAACACCGGGAGAAGCGGTTGCAGCACCTGACTCACCAGCGGAACGAGCGGCGCAATAAGTCCGGTCACGGCCTGCACCACTGGCGCCAGCGCAGAAACCAGGTCCGCAACAGGCACCAGCAGTTGCCCGAGGGCGTCACCGAGTGCAGTAAGAATCCCATCGAGTGACTCGGTTAGGCGCTGAAAGCCGGCGCTGCCCTTCACCAGCTCAAAGATAACGGCGACCAATGCGCCGATTTCCCCGCCCGCTTGCGCCATAGGCCCAGTGGCCGCCTGGATGACGCCGCTGACCTTGCCCATTGCGCCGACAACCTGGTCCCGAAAACCGGAAAAGGCCGCCTCGCTTGCCTGCTGCAGTTCCTTGGCGGCAGCTTCTGCGTCCAAGTACGCCTGCCGAGTTGTGTTGAACCATTCGCGCACAACTGGATTGAGGTCCCGAACTTGCGCCAGCGAGTCCTCAAGGTCCTCAAAGTCCGCGAGCGTTTTAAGACGGCTTCCGTCGAACTTGTCGAGCCATTCCGGCATCTTGCTTGTGACGCCGGAGCGCCTGGCACCCTCGCCAAACGTCGACGCGCCAGCAAGAAACAACTGCGACTCCAGTGGGGCGCGGTCCGCGCGCAGCCGGTCAACGTGCTGGGCCGCCTTGCGCTGGTCCTCGTTCCACTTCTCCCAGGCAGATAGGTACTTCTCCGCCTCGCCGCCCTTGGCCCCCAGCTTGTGCAGGAAGTCCCGCACGTCCTCGATGCCCTTGATGCTGGAGAGCGCCTCGCCGTTGAACTTCTCGAGCGCGGCCGGCACGTTAAGCGCGCCCGCCATCTCCATCGAGTCGCGCAGGTTGCCGCCGCGGCCACGCAGGGCGCGGAAAGAGGCCTCCATCTTGTCCGCGCGGAGGCGGCCGAAATCCTCCGTGGCCTTGTCTGTGAGGTCTTTAAACTTGCCAACCTTGGTGGCGTTGGCCGGTAGCAGCTTGAGGAATCCCTCCAGCTTCGCGCGCATGTCGTCGGTCATTTTGCCGACGCCGCTTTTCATCATCGCCAGGACTTCCAGCGTGTCGTCCTTTAGTGCATCCAGGCCCGAGTCCGTGGGCAGCTGCGCCACCCAGTCGGCCACCGTCTTTCCGAACTCCTCCCACCCGTCGACGTCCACCAGGCCGTCAATGTGCAGAGCCCGAGCAAGGCCCGCGGCGCCGGACACCATCAGCCGGATGACGCCGGCCCAGTCCTCGGCCACCTTGATGAGATATTTCTGGAACGCCTTCCAGATGTATTCACCGACGCCGCCGAGCTTGTTTCCAAGCCAGGTTGCCTTTTCGCTCACCCAGCCCCATACGGCCGCGAACTTCTCTTGGATGCCTCCGAGGTTCTGGTCCCAGGCTTCGCGCACTAGCCCCGCAATGCCGATGAGCAGCGCGACCGCCACCAAAACGGGAAGCGTGGACGCCGACAGCAAGCCCATTGAAGACGCCACAAAGCGGACGGCCGTAGCGGCCAGCTTGAAGGCCGGCTCCAGCTTCACCGCCGCCATGCCTACCGCGGACACGCCGAGCGCAATCTGGATGAACTGCGTAGCCATGGCGCGTTGTTCCGGCGTCAGCTGCCGAAACAGCGTCACCACCCGGCCCACCGTGTCCGCCATCTGCTGCAGCACCGGAAGGGCCAGGCGGGCCACCTCGATGGCCACGGCCGTCGAGGCGTTCTTCAAGTCCTCGACCTGCTTTTTGACCTGGGCGTCCTTGCTTGCCGCAACAGCCACGGCCGCGCCGACAGCGGCCGCGACCATGTTGGACATGTCGCTGGCGTCCTTGCCGAGCCCCTTTAGGTTGCGGCCGAACGACTCAATTTTCCTGGCCGCGCCGTTGAGCTGCTTCTGGAGCTTCTGCGTGTTGGCCGTCAGGGAGACGTAGAGGTCGCCTACTTTGAGTGCCATTGCCTACCGTCTCCGCGTCTTGGCCTGCGCCCTGGCCTTGTCCATCTCCTTCTTCTCCCGAGCCGCCCGCTGCTCAAGCCACGCCGCCCAGACATGCAGCTCGTCCACACTCATGCGCGCCGCCAACTCACTGACCGTCATGCCCCCCAGCGTGTGCGCCAGGTGGAACAGGAGGTCCGTCTCAGGCTGCGCCGCTGCTTTTGCGGGCGTCCTCCTGGTCCACGTTGACGAGCGCCAGCGCCGCAGTGGCCACCTCGTCAAACCACCCGCCCGCCGGCAGCTCCAACAGGGCCGCCTCGTCCGCGGGCTCAAAGGCCTTTCCGCCCGTCTCGACGTCCCAGGCGCACGCCATCACCGCCGCCACCTGGAGGCGCCCAAGGTCCACCGCGCCCTTTCCGTCGCCCGCTACACCGGCCGCCTTCAGGATGGCCGAGCGCCCAGCCACTGACGGCTGACGCAACTCCACCTCCAGCGGGCCGCCTTCCACGTCCAGCGTCAGGCGCTGGCTTCGAAACTTGGTGGTTGAGAGCAACGCCCCGCGCAGCTTCCCCATTAGACACCCCAGCCGAAGGACACGGACTCGCCCGAGGCGGCAGTCTTGGCCGTGCCACTCAAAGAAACGGACAACTCCACGAGCCCATCGCTGGAGCCCTTCTCCTCGAAGGACTCCACAAGCGCCCACCCGCGGAACAGGTAGCCGCCCAGCCCTACCTCCACCAGCACCGGCAGGCCTGCGGCATGGATGCCTGCCACGGTGACAGCCCCGGCGCCGCCGTCGTTGTCCAAAAGCGCGGACTGCAGGGCTGTAATGCTGGCCGTGTAGTCCCTAAGCGTCAGCTTTTTGAGCGCCACGCCGGCCGAGTCCAGCGTTGTGGAGTCCGCAAGCGTGCCCTGCACGGAGATGCTGAACTCGCGCACCTCCGCAACGGAAAGCAACGGCAGGTATTTTGCCGAAATGTACACTGGGCCAGTGACGGTGTAGCTGTCCGCGAAAGTTACCAACCCGAACAGATGGTCCACCGTCCTGTTGCTTTGGGCAACCTCGACGCCGTTGTCATAAACCGTCACAGGCCAGGCCGGGTCCAGCACCCGCCGTGACGCACTCGTGACAACGTAGGTTTTGCCGGACACCAGCGTCAGGGACGTGCCGGATATGGAAACGGCCGTCCCGGCTACCTTCACCGAGGCTGCATGCGCGGCAATGGCCATCGCTACACCGCCGACTTCGCGCCGTTCAGTTGCAGGGACGCGGAGAACTCAGCCTTGCCGTCCACGCCGCCCTTGACCTCGTAAGACTCCACAATACACGGGTAGAGGTAGCCCTTGCTGCCAGTGGAGGCGTTGGGGTCCCACTGAACCGTCAGATAGACGTTGGCGCCCGTGTCGAAGCTGGAGCGGATGAGCGCCTGGGGCGCGTCCGCGCTCTCAAGGTCGCCGGACAGGCTGAACGAACCGTCCTCGAGGCCCGCCAGCTTCAGCTTGACGCCGGCTGAGTCCTTGAAGTCGGTAACGTCCAGCATCGTCTTGCTTGAGGACGCGGAGAAGTCGTTGAGCCCCTTCACCTCGTCCGAGCTGGTGGCCGTAGCCGAGGTGGACTTCACGTAGATTTTCGCAAGATGCGCTGCAATGGCCATGACGTTGTGTCTCCTGTTACTGCTGCTCAAGGCGCCGCAGCGCCCTCATCATTGCGGCGCCGACATTCTTTTCGAGCGCACCGCCGCGCCCGTCTGCTGCGCGCTCGAGAAACTTGGGAGGCGTGCCCGTCATCCGAAACCGGTCTTTTACGCCTGGGAAGCCATAGAAACCCTCATGCGCCTGCGCCGCATAGGGCGCCTCGTATCCACAGGTGACGGTCATGCTCTCGCCGCCTTTGGATGCCTCGCCCGGGGCAATGAAACCAGAGCCAGCAAGGTCGCCCGTCTCAACCGGGATGCCCGAGCGGGACGCCACCATGATGTGAGCCGCCTCATTCCGCAACACTGGCTCACAGTCTTTGAGGACCTCCTTGGACGCGCGCTGCAGGCGTCGGCGCACGGCTTCCATGCCCTCAATCTGAATGAACGCCCTGGCGGCGCCAATGTTGAGCCGTGCCATTCCCCCACCTAAATGGGGGCGCGTTTTCGGTCTGGCGCGAAACACAAGGGGCGCCCCGTTGCCAGGGCGCCCCAAGTCACGGCGTCAGCCGAAGGCTAGGCCTTCTGGCCGAGGTCCTGGATGGCAACGCGCATGCTGCTCGCCGTCACTGCATAGCCGAGCCGGACAACCCGGTCCCCGGAGCCAAGCGACGAGTACGGCACGGCCAGTCCCGCGGAGCCGAGGTAGTAGGGCTCGCCAGCGGTGAGCCCGCTAAAGCCCGTCAACCAGCCTGCGCTCACATATGGCACCTGCTGGTTAATGTTGGGGGAACTCACGGTCAGCCCCACCACCCGCGCAGTAGCCGAGGACGAACACGAAGCAGGAGCGGCCTTGCCAGAGGAAATGATGTAGAGAGCGACCGGCCCGTTGTCTGCGCTGATGGACTGATGCGCCCAGAGGTCACCACCGACCAGTGTCTGGTGGTTATGGTAGGCATCGCCAGTGCCAGTTCCATTGTGTGCAGCGTATGCGTTGCCGTTGCCTGCGGTGAGAGTATTCAGGGCCACGTTCGTGACAGATGCCTGCGTGGCGCTGCCCGCAATGGTGAACAGCGAAGGCAGGCCAGCGACCTTGACGCCGGACGCGCTCTTGCTGAGCGTGGCCCCATCGAGCTTGAGCTCAAGTCCGCCGTTGACGCCGTCGAACTCCATGCCGGCATCGGACTCCAGCTTTACGGCGATGTCGCCACCGGAGAACTCGAGGCCCTTGCCGCTGGCGAGGTCCACGCGCACGCCGTCGCCGTCCACGGACAGGCCGAAGGCAGACTGTACCTTGGCCGCCACAGCGTCGGCAACCAGCTCGATGCCGTTGCCCACGTTGACGGACAGCTCGTTGCCGGACTTGGACAGCCCGTCGCCGGCCGTAATCTGGCCGAGCCCGGAGAACTGCACGAACGTCAGCGCAGTGGTGTTCAGCGTGATGTCGTTGTTCGTGATGAGGACCCACGTCGAGTCGCCGTAGACCGTGCCCTGCTCCACGAACACGCTCATCCCGTCCTTCACTTCGCTGGACGAGTCGGCATCCGTGGCCCGCGCCCAGGCGCCGGCAGCCACGACATAAATGCCATTGTTCTCTGCCGCAGTCTGGCCCGCCACGAGGACGCGCATGCCGGCAGTCAGCGACACGCCGTCAACCGACTGAGTGCCGGAGAGGGTGATGTTGCTGGTGGCAATGGCCTTGACCGGGGCCTTGACGTGGAAGCCGGACACCAGGCTGTCCGCGTAAGCCTGCATGTTGGCAACAACCGCCGCGTCCGCCGCCTGGAATGCAGAGGTCAGCGAGGCCGAAAGCGCCGAGTCCGCCGCCGCGTAGTTAGCGGCAAGCTGGCTGTCGGCCGCGATGCGAGCCGCAGTCTCGGTGCTCAGGTTGTTGGTCAGCGTGGTGTCAGCGGCAATGCGAGCCGCCTCCTCCGCGTCGATGTCGCCCTGGAGAGCCGTGTCAGCGCTGGCCCGAGCGTTCGCCTCGTTGCTAATCGACACGCCGAGAGACGTCACCGCCGCGATGCGAGCGGCCTCCTCCGCGTCGATGTCCGCCTGCAGAGCCGTGTCGGCGGCAATGCGCGCGGTCTCCTCATCAGCCAGGTCGGTCGTCAGTCCGCTGATGGCGTTAGCGCGGGCCGTCTCCTCCGCGTCGATTTCCGCCTGCAGCGCCGCGTCAGCAGCAGCGCGGGTGGTGGCCTCGGTGTTGAGGTTGTTTCCGAGCGTGGTGTCAGCCGCGGCGCGCGCAGTCGCCTCCGCGGTGATGTTGCTCTGCAGGGTGGTGTCTGCGCTGGCGCGGGTGTTGGCCTCGGCCGTGATGGCCGCGTTCACGGTGGCAACGTCGGCAGCACGCGCCGCGGCCTCAGTGGCCAGCCCGCTGTCGACGTAAGCCTTGCGGGCCGCGCTGTTCGCGCCGACCGGGGCGCCCAGGTTGGCAATGTCCGCGCCGCCCACGTCGAGCGCCACGCCGGACACGCCAGAGAGAGTCACCTTGCCGAGCGAAAGCTCGTCAGTCGCCGCCTGCTCCTGGCTGTAGCCCTCAGTGGTGTTGAAGAAAATGAACTTGCGAATAGCCATTGCGTCACCCGATGGGTAAGAGGCCGCCCAGGCCAGCCCCGGGCGGTTGCCGCTTTGTCGTCTTAGGCCTGCTTATGGAGTGCGCCCGTCACGTCATCGAAGGAATAGTCCTTGAGGACGATTCCTAAGCGGTCTTCAACCGCCTTGACGGTGGCTTGATACTGCTTCTGAGCCTCGCCGGACTTCTGTGCCACGGCGCGAGCCTCGTTCGTCATTTTACTCAACTTCCCCTCGGGGTCAATCTTGCGGAGGTAGGCGTCCCGCTGCTGGTTCCGAACGTGGGACTCTGCCGCCCAGCGCACCGTCTCGGACTCATAGAGCCGCAAGTGCAGTCGCTCCTCCGTCGTCAGCGCCAGCAAGCGCACCGGCTCGGCCGCTTTGGACTTAGCGCCGCCCTTGCCTTTGCCCTTCACCGCCGCCGGCTTCGCCGCGCCCTTGTCCGCCGCCTTCACTGCCGTCTTCGCCTTAGCCTTGCTTGACATTGTGTCCCCTTAGTGTCCGGTCGCGTAGGTGCCGAAACGACTCGAAGTACCGGAAAAACTCCGAGCGCGTGAACTCCAGCTCGAGCGCGTCCGCCTCCTCTGGCGCTAGCGCGAACTCAAAGGACGCGCGGTTGCGCGTCTTGACGTGTACGGCCGACAGCAAGACGCCGCTGTGGACGAGGTACGCCGCAAAGCCGATTTTCTCTGTGCGGAAACTAACCAAGGCGCACCAGGTGGGGCGACGGCGTCAACTCCAGCAGCGCAGGCCCCAGAGCCACGCCCACCACCTGGACAAAGGCAACGCCGGACGGCGAGGCCGCCGCCGTTGGCGCCGTTGTCGTGGGGCGTCCGTTAAGCCCGACAAACACAAGACGCCCAGGCACCAGCGGAGGCAGGCCCAAGGAAGACAGGTTGCAGATGCCGGACCGCTGCACCATTGCCACCGTGTCCGCCGGCTTGCTTACCAGCAGCCCCAGCACCGGCACGCCGGCCGAGCTGGACGGGTCTGCCGTCGTCACTACCGGAGTCCCGCTTGAGTCCGTAGCGCCAACCGTCACCAGCGCCCCGGGGACGTCGGTGTCCAGGCACAGCGCCTCAAAGGCGCTCGAGGCCGCGCTACCGCCGGCAATGCCGCCGCCGACGACAGGCGGCGCGCTGGAGGCGTCCGAGGAATACTGCGCCTCGACGTTGAGGCTCCACAGCGGACGGTCCGAGCCGTCTGTCGGTAGCCGGAAGGGCGCGGACTCGCGCACCTTCACGAAGACATACGGCGACAGGGCGGGCAGGGTGAGGGCCGAGTGGACGCCAAACGCCAGGGACTGGCCCGTCGCGTGGTCCTCGCGCGGACCGCGCACCAGCACCTGACAGGTGGCGCGCATGTAGACGCTGCGCGAGCCGATGTAGGGCTCTGCGTTGCTGCCGCCAGTGGAGAGGATGGCCACGGCCACGTCAGGCACCGTGAAGTCGTCATCCTCTGGCAACGCACCGAGGAACAGGTTTCGCGGCACGGTCGGCGGGCGCGCGAGGCCCAAGTCTGCAGCCTCCAGCACCAGCGCCAGGTCCGCGGCCACGTCTCGCACCATGGTTAGAACCAGACCTTCCGGTATTGCGTCAGCCCCGCGCCGTCCACGTAGAAGCCGATAGAGAGCGGGCGCCGAGCGCGGTTAAAGTCTCCCGCGGGCTCGCCGGGAAACCAGACGCGGGAGTTCAACGTGATGGCCGCGTCGGTGTAGACGACATGAGTGGCCTGCGCTTCCTGCCCCTTGGCGTCACGGATGAGCTTCTGCAGCGGCTGAATGCGCGCCCGAGCCGTCGCGGCCGGCCCCATCACCGGCTTTCCGTAGGCGTCCCGGCCGGTGAGCTCGGCCACCGTGATGGTCTGCCGGAACAGGTGCGCGGGCGTTCCCATCAGGACACCCGCAAAGAACGGTAAGGGGCCAGCACGGACTCCACCTCGGGCAGCACCAGCGAGGGCAGGGCGGCGCGGTATGAGACGGACCAGTCTCCGAGGCCCTCACTTGCCACGTTGGGGTCGATGGCGCGGCGCCGCAGCATGCCGGCGGCGACCAGCACCGCCGCCTCTTGCACGTCCTCGGGCAGCGTCACCGTAAGCGCCGCGTTGAGCGCCTTCTGCCCTGGCGTCACATAGCCTGCCGTATAGGTGACGACGATGCCATCCGAGCGCCCGACATTGTCCGCGGGGCCGTAGGTGATGCGGCCCATGTAAGCGCCCGTGTCCAACCACACGCCGCCGCGCCGAAGCACCAGGCCGGCGTCCGCCATTGCGCCCAACGACTCAAACCCAGCAGCGTCCACCGCCGTCCCGCCCTCCGTCACGCTGGCGATGCTGATGATGGGGGCGCGGTCCAACAGCAACAGCGGCCGCCCGTAGCCGGCCGGGTACTCCGTCACCGTGGCGCGCTCAAACGGCCGCCCGCAATAGCGCGCAATAGCCCGGGACGCCGCCGTCACGGCGCGCTGCACCTGGGCATCATCCGCCACGCCGAGGTCTCCCGCGACGGTGGAGGCCAGACAGAGGTCAATCGCGCTCGCGGGCATGCACTACCTCCAACAACAAAAACGCTGCCGGCGCCGGTCGACCGGACACCGGCAGCGACTCCGTGGGGGAGACGGAGATTAGGAGTCGGAGATGACGGAAAAGGCCTTGTCGTGCCGCAGCTTGAAGTCCACGCGGACGATGGCGCGGATGACAGTCTCGTCATACGCGGCCCGAGCGTCCGGGTGCAGGCTGACGTTCACGTCCCGATCCACGCCGTACAGGAAGTGCCGGAAGTCGCCGAAGACCAGCTTAGTGGTCGGGATGCGCGTCGACACCACAAAGGGCATGCCGCGCAGCGTCTTCGCGCCGAGCATCTCATCACGGAACACCCACCCGCCCGCATCACGCAGGCCCATCAGCTTCGAGGCCTTGTCCGGGGACATCAGCCACGACGGCGAGGTGATGGACACGTCAGACGCCAGCACCAGCTCCACAGCCTGGTCGATGTCGTCGATGTAGTTGGCAACGCTGGTGCCCGAACGCACAAACACGTTCGAGGCGTTGACCTGGGCCAGCAGGCCGGTCGGCTGGTTATTGAGGCCAGTGCCGTTGATGGCCGCAGCGTCCACGCCGTGGGCCATGGCCGTCCGCGCCTCCTCGCCGATGAATGCGTCACCGACGGCGGGGTTACGGATGAGGTCGTTCGAAAGGTTGATGAGCGCCATGCCCTTCTTCGCGCGGAGGATGACCTTGCCGAAGACGGGCTTCGTCTCGGCAGTCGTGTCGCCCTCGCCAATCCACGTCAGCGAAGCGCCGGTCAACTGCTTGGGAATCTCGAGCTGGTAACTGAACGGCACCATCTGCACGCCGAGCTTGTCCAGAATGGACACGGGGCGCAGGAACTCGATGACGTCGGAGGCGTACTGGATGGGCACCAGGGCGCCGGCCGAGTCGAGCACCGACTCCTGGACCGCCTTGGCCATGTCCGCGCCGCCGAAGCGGGCCGCGTTCTTCGTCAGCTCGTCCCGGCCACCGCCGCGGTTGTTGCCAACGGCCTTGAGGAACGCGCCGAAGGTGGCCGCCGACTTGAAGGCCGAGAACTTCGCCGGCTCCTCCGTCTTCGTCACCAGCGCCTGCCGCTCGCCGCGGGACTTCTCCACAATCTCAGCCGCGACCATCTTCGCCACATCCTGCATCTGCTCGGGGTTCATGCCTGCTCCTTCAAGTGGGACAGCGTGAGGGCGGCCAGCTCTCGCGCCAGCTCCTCTAGGTTGGGGGTCTGCTCTGCAGCGGGCTTCGATGCTTCCGGCGCCGCCGCCTCGGCCGCCGAAGTCTCCTGGGCAGGTTGCTCGGAAGGCTCGGCCTCCCACGCAGTCACCTCGCCGCCGCACTCAGGGCATGCAGGCACGGTCGTCTGCCACTCGCACGCACCGCACTTGATGACGGCGCCGCCCGCCTTTGCCGCCTCTACCGGCGCCACATCCAATGGAAGACCCTCAGACGGAACGTCTGCCGCAGCCTCGCTCGCATCCTTCGCCGCAAGCGCAGCCAGCACCCGCGCCGTCACAAGGTCGGCCATGCGCTCGGCGGCCGCGTCAGCCTCGAGCCCCTTCACGCGGAGGGCGCGCTGATTCCCAGGCACCACGACGACAGAGATTTCAAGCAATTCCTGGGAGAGCGAGTCATACCCGCCCAGTTCGTTCTGCTTGAAATCCTGCATCACGTAGCGGACGGACACAGCATTGAGGAACCCGCCCGCCACCTTCGCTTCAACCTTGCGCGCGAACTCGTCGTCCTGGTCGAACTGGATGTCGACCATGAGCGCGTCCCCGTCCACGTAGGCGAGGCCCTTGCCGATAGGCAGGATGGGAGCGCCCGACTCGAGGCCCGCACCCTCATCGTGCTGATACAGCACGACGGGGTTTGCGTTGTAGGCGTCCAGCTTCCAGCCGGCCACGCTCACGCGGTCCTGATAGCGGTCCACCTCGCCGTCGTTCGCACGGAACGTATACAGCGTGCCGGACTTGGAGTCGGCCGCTGCCTTAGTGGCAAGGTTGAACGTCTTTAGGCGCTGCATCCTGCGCCCTAAATGGGGGCACGTTTTGGTTGTGGCTCACGCTGCCACGGCTCGTCGCTGGTAGCCGTTGGCTCCTGCGCTGGCGTCTCGCCTGCCGGCTGCGTCTCTACCTGACCAGGCAGCGGCAACGGGTATCCCTGGCGGTCCGGGTCCGGCCGCAGCCCTGCCAGCTCGCGCCACTCGTCATAACTGAAGGCCTCGGGCATGCGACTCATCACCTTGAGCTGATGCTCGCGGTCGGCCGGGACGGGCGAGTCGTAGTCCAGCACCACGTCGGGGCCGAACTGCGGGGCCAGCCGCGCCTGGAGCTCCGTCCGCAGGAACTCGAGCCGCGGCAGCACGGCCTGTTCTGCGAGCAGTTCGCGCGCCGCAAACGCCGTAGCGCGGTTGCTGTTGGAGATGTCGCCAACAATCTCGGGCGGCACGCGGTACGTCATCCGCACGAACTCCATCAGGAAGCGCCGCAGCTCCACGAACTGCATGTCCTTAAGGGACGTGTCCAGCCGCGCGAACGTCGTCTTCCCGCCCGTGACGAGCAGCTTGCCGGCGCGGTCCGGCCCCTTGTGTTCGCGCTCGAGGCTTTCCTTGAATGCGCGCACGGGCGCAGCGTTGGCATCGTTCAGCCCGTCGATGGACACGACGGCCGCCGGGAGAGTGCTGTTGAAGAAATAGTTCTTCGTATACCGAGCCGCGTACTCGTCCGCGTCCAGTTCGTCACCGAGCGCAAAGGCCGGCCCGATTCCACGCCCCAGAGGGTCGTCAGGGTCCAGCGTCCGCAGCGCCACCACGTCAGCAGCCGGAATCCTCCGCGCCTTGCCGCCGATGTTGACCTGATAGAAGCGCTCCTCTTTCGGTGCCGAGAGGTCCGGCAGCGCAGTCACGGCGTTAGGCGGCACCGGCCACGCTCCGACGATGACGCCGGCCACGCGGTCGAGCACCCAATAGGCCTCGCCCACCAGGTCCAGATGCACCTGGGAGAGCTTCAACACGGCGCGGCCAGACAGGTGGTCGCTAGGGTCCGTCAGCAGCGCGAGCAGCGGATGGTCTGGCACCTCGACCATCTCGCCGGACTGCGTCAGAGCGCGGATGCGCGCAGCGCGGGCAGTCTTGCTCGAAGTCCGCAGCGTGAAGTCCCGGCGGCCGTCAGCATTGACGCGGCGGTACACGCGCCACTGTGCGTTCGCCACGTTGTCGGCCACCACGTCAACAACCGTTCGCAGCCAGGGCATCTCCTTGTAGGCGCGCAGCAACTCCGACGCCCCGCGGCGCGGCGGCGCACTCACCCAGCGCGACACCTCGAGGCCCGTGCCTGGCCGCTGCTTCCCACCGAATGCATCCTTGACGTTGTCCCACCAGCTCATGGCCTCTCCCTAGAAAACAGCGAAGAACTGGTCAGCGAACACCAGCTCGTGCACGCCCCAGTTCATGGCGTCCACGCGGTCGTCGCGCCTGTCAGGGCGCCCCGTGAAAGTCGTTAGTTGCTTCTCCAGCGTCGGATGCTCACCGACGAACTCGATGCGTCCCGTCTCGGCGAGCGCGGACACAGGCTCGGCCCGCTTGCTTTTCTGCTCTTTGGCGCGGACGGGCTTGATGTAGACGCTGACGCCCATCTCCTGGGCGACCGTCTCCACCAGCGTTGTCACCATCTCGCCGCCGGTATTCATTTCGACGACCAGCGCGTCACAGTTCCATGCCAGGTATTCGTGGACGGCGGCCGTGGCCCACTCCCGCGGCGTGGCCTTGCAGCTGGAGTCCTTGAGGATGGACACCCGCTTGAGGCCGTCCTTACCACGGCGCACGCCCTGGACGATGATACCCGTCTCATCCGCACCGAGGTCCGACGTCGGCGCGGGGTCAACGGAGACTATGCGGCGGTCCAGCCCCTTGGCGTACTCGAGCGGCTCCGCGTCGACGCGGCCCCAGCGCGCAGAGCCGAACAGACTCCCGGGCGTGTCCATCAGCAGCTGGCCGAGGACCTCTTGCTGTCCCCAGCGCGTGCCCGCCATTGCCTGCATCGTGGCCACCGTGGACGGCGCCAGGTTGGCCGAGTTGGCGAGGCTGCTTCCCGTGATGACGACAACGCCAGGCCGCGCCACCAGCTCGGCCAGCTTTGGCACCGGCCGTGGCGTGCCGGTGAGCAGCACCTGGGGCGGAAACTCAGCCGTCCCAATTCTGTTGAACAGCGGGACCTGGTCGAGCGCCGCCATGTCATAGCGCCAGATTTGGGGCTCGTCGCCCCAGCAGAAATAGGTGTTAGTCCCGCGCAGGCGGTCCGGCTTGTCCGCGCTGTAGGCCATAGCGAACACGCCGTTAGGCCAAGTCAGTCGCCGCTTGCTGGGCTCGTAGACGGGGCGGAAGTCGGGCGGGCTTAGGGCGAGGATGCCGCTCGGCCCCTTAATCATCACGTCCCGAACGTCGGCCGCTGTCGGTCCGATGAGCGCCCCGGCGCCTTTGGCCTCGCGCGCCTTCTGGATAACCCACCGCGCGCCGCACCAGGTTTTCCCGAAGCCACGGCCCGCCATGACTACGCAGTAGTTCCACGCCCCGGCCGGCGGCATCTGCTGGCGCCGCGCCCAGAAGTCGAGGTCGTAGGTCAGCGCCGTGACCTCGTCGTCCGTCAGCCCCTCGAACAGCCGGCGCACCTTGGCCGGCGTCCCGGCCGTGCGGCACATGTAGGAGGCGACGGACTCCTCTGGTCCAAGCTGGTCGATGATGGCGCGCCACTCACTCCGCATCGGCCTCGGCCTCCGCGTCAGCCTTGGGCGCCGGCTGCGCTAGACGCTCGAGGCGCGAGAGCAGCAGCTCGCGCAACTCCTCCACGTTGGCCTGGCCGGGAGTGCCGGACGAATCGGACACGTTGTCTTGGCGCGAGTACCGCTGGGGGAACCGGCGCGACAGGACCCACATGCGAATTTTTGGCGCGGCCTCCGCTTGCTCGAGCAGCCGCGACAGCTGCGCCGCCTCGAACTGCGATTCGGCTTCGTTGACGCCCTCGAAGAAATCGCGCGCCAACCCGCGAGGCTCGCGCGCTCCGGTCTGGTACCACTTGCCGAAAGTGGACTCGCCCACCCGCACCAGGCCGGCGGCCACCTTCCGATGCTGACCGGCGCGGAGATGCGCGCAGACCTGGGCAATCAGCTCCGCCGTCAGCTTCGTTTGTTTGCGGCCTCGAGCCATCCAGCCAGAAATGGGGGCAGCTTTTTGGGGCTGGTGCCGTGCGCGCTCTACAGCAGGACGGCCCCTCTCTCCGGTGGCTAGTTCCGGGAACGCTGCGGAACCAGCCGGAACCGGCACACAGCATCACCCACGCTCACACACCGCCTACACGGGCCTACTTTTTCCACAGTGTGCGCAATGTAGTTATGTGTAGGGAGGTGTGCGCTCGTGTCGCACAGTCGGTTCATTTTTTGTTGGGTTTTTTTAAACTG